CAAGCCGCACAAGTACGGCACCCGGCACTTGACCGCCGGCGAGGAATACGAGGTGCCGCCCAGGCACGCGATCGCGCTGGTCGCAGGCAAAAAGGCACGGTTTGCAGACAGGCCAGTTCGCGCGCCCGCGGCGAAGGCCGAAGCGAAGGTCGAGGCCGCGGTTGAGGAACAAGCCGAGGCGGTTGCCATCGCCGAACCCGTGAACATCGACAGCCTGCGCATGGAAGCCACGCAGCTTGGCATCGATGTCGACGGGCGCTGGGGCGTGCCTCGGTTGCAGCATGAGATTGCGCAGGCAAAACCCTGATGCGCATTTTCGGTCTGCCGATTCCGTTCACCGGCGAGAAGCGCAAGAAGGCGCTCAACTCCGTGCCGGGAGGCCGCGGCGGCTGGTATCCGATCATCCGCGAGCCGTTTGCCGGCGCCTGGCAGCGCAATCTTGAGATCAATGTTGATACCGCGGCATCGTTTCATGCCGACTTCGCCTGCAAGACGCTGATCGCCCGCGATATCGCCAAGCTGCGCGTCAAGCTCGCTGAAAAGGATAGCAACAACATCTGGTCGGAGACCACCAATCCGGCATACAGCCCGGTACTGCGGCGGCCGAACGACTATCAGACTCATAATCAGTTCTACGAATCGTGGTTGCTTTCGAAACTGGCGCGCGGCAATACCTATGTCCTCAAGGTGCGCGACAATCGTCAGGTGGTGACCGCGCTGCATGTGCTCGATCCGACGCGGGTGCAGCCGCTGGTCGCCGACGACGGCAGCGTGTTCTACCGTCTGTCAAGCGACAACCTCGCCGGCATCGACGACATCATCGTGCCGGCGCGCGAGATCATTCACGACCGCATGAACTGCCTATTTCATCCGCTGGTCGGCACGCCGCCGGTGTTCGCGAGCGGCTTGTCCTCAATGCTCGGGATCAATGCGCAGAATGCCTCCGCCTTGTTGTTCGAAAACAGCTCGACGCCCGGCGGCATCATCACTGCGCCCGGGAATATCGACTCGGTCGAGCAGGATCGGTTCAAGACGGAATGGGAGGCCAGGTTCATGCGCGGCAATCGCGGCCGCGTCGCGATCTTGGGTGGCGGGCTGAAATACGAGCGGGTTTCGATGACCAACGTTGAGGGGCAGTTGATCGAGTCGCTGAAATGGTCGGCCGAGGTCGTGTGCTCAGTCTACCATGTGCCGCCGTACAAGGTCGGTGTCGGTGCATTGCCATCGTACACCAACGTTCAGGCGCTCAACGTCGAATATTATTCGCAGGCGCTGCAAAGCCACATCGAAGAGATCGAGGAGCTGCTCGATTACGGGCTCGGCCTTGGTGGGAGCAGCCTCGGCACCGAGTTCGATACCGAAACGCTGCTGCGCATGGATACCACGACGTTGGTGACGACCCTTCGCGATGCGGTCGGCGCCGGTGTCATGTCGCCGAACGAAGGTCGCAGCAAGCTCGACCTCAAGCCGGTCAAGGGCGGCGAGTCGCCGTACCTGCAGCAGCAGAATTATTCGCTCGCCGCGCTCGCCAAGCGCGACACACAGGCCGATCCGTTCGCGCCGAAGACACCGGCATTGCCGCCGCCCGCCGCGGCGCCCGCCGCTGCAGATGCGGCGTCGGCTGCTGCGGCTGAAGAGCAAAAGCAGCTTGCAGCCCTCGCGCAGTTGTTCGCCTGGGAGCTCAAGGACGCCGCGAGGGACAGCTATGGACCGCAGTGAAATTGCCGCTCTGGCCAAGGGCATGATGCCGGTCATGCGCGAGCTGATCAGCGATGCGGTGGCGCCGTTCGCCGCACGCCTGGCCGCGCTCGAGGCGCGGCCCGTCGAGAAGGGCGACCCGGGGCCTGTCGGCGACAGAGGGGCCGAAGGACCGCAAGGCCAGCAGGGCCTGCCAGGGCCGCAGGGCCTGCCAGGCGCGGCCGGGCCAGAAGGGCCGCCAGGGCCGTCAGGAAGCCCAGGGGCGGCCGGCGAGCAGGGCCAGCAGGGCCTGCCAGGGCCGATCGGTGAACGTGGCCAGCAGGGCCATGACGGCGAACGCGGGCCGCCTGGTGCGCAAGGCCAGCCGGGCGATAGGGGCGAGAAGGGCGAGCCAGGGCGCGACGGGCGCGACGCCGCCGACCTCACGCTGCTGCGCAGCTACATCGTCGAGCAAGTCGCGGCAGAGATCGCCGACGTCTTCGAGAAGGCGTCGTTCACCTCTGCGGACGGCGGCCGGACGCTGAACGCGGCGCTCGGCGGCAAAGATCATGAAATCAAAACGGCCATCCCGCTGGATGCCGGGGGATGGAGCGAGCGCGCTTACGGTGCTGGCGATTGCGTCAGCCTGAAGGGCCAACTCTATATTGCGCAGAAGTCGACCACCGACAGACCCGGCAAGTCGGATGACTGGCGTTTGGCAGTCAGATGCGGCGCCGACGGCCGCGACTGGCGGCCGGAAGACAAGCGCGCGCTCGAGCCGGTCAGGTTGAAGTAGATGCATTCAGTCTTTGAAATCCTCGACGAGTCGACCGACTCGGCCGGGCCAGACCTGATCAGTCTTGCCGACCTGAAATTCGCGCTTGGGATCACGGACAGCAGCGAGGACGACGCGCTGCAGGCGGCGATTACATTTCATTCACGGATCATTGCCGAATATTGCGACCGGCGTTTCGGGCGCGCCGAGGCGCTCGAGACGTTTCGCTTCGATCCCAACGAGGTCATGCCGACGCGGCAGGCGCTGACGCTGTCGCTGTATCCGGTGGCCGAGGTCATCGAACTTGCAGGAACGACCGACGGCTATGACTTCGACCCGGTCACTGGCCGGCTTTGGACGCAGGGCAATTTCTCCGACGTCGTCAGCGTGACCTATTCCGGCGGATACGATTTGCCGGAGGAGGCGCCGGCCAGGCTGGCGAAGGCCGTCATCGAGTCGATCAGCGAGACGCGCGCGACCGGGGGGCGCGACCCTGCTATCCGCGAAGTGCAGCACGGCGACACGCGGATCAGCTATTTCACGTCGCCGCTGGCTAGTGGCTCGTCGGGGTTCCTGTCCGCGCCGGTAGTCGATCTCATCCGACCGTATCGGCGCATGCATGTCGCGTAATCCATTCTGGTCGGTGCCTCGCGAGTGGCCGGGCGAGTGCTGCTTCATCGTCGCCGGCGGTCCGTCGGTGCTCGGGCACGACCTCGAGCAGCTGCGCGGGCGCCGGGTGATCGTCATCAACTCGAGCGTCTATGCGGCGCCGTGGGCCGATGTTTGTTACTTCGGCGATTGGCGCTGGTGGAATGAAGAGCCTAACCGGATGGCCATCGCGAGCTTCGGCGGGCGCGTCGTCACCACGTCGCAGCTCGTGAGCGATCCGAAGGTCCTCATCTGCCGCAAGGGCAAGCCGCCGGGATTGTCGCAGGACCCGACTTGCCTGATCCAGAAATGGACCTCGCTGACCGCGGCGACCAACCTGGCGGCGCATCTGGTCGGCCGTGGCGGGACGATCGTCTGGCTCGGCGCCGATGGCAAGGCGGCCGCGGATGGCCGGGTCTGGCACCACCAGCCGCACCGCTGGGGGCCGAAGCCGGAGCGATACGACCGCCACCGCGCCGATATCGCCACCATGGTCGAGCCGCTGCGGGTGATGGGCATCACGCTGCTGATCGCCGGCCCCAGTGTCTACGCCGACCTATGGCCGGTGGTCGGTCTGCAGGACGTGCTGGGCGAGCGGCAGGCGGCGTAGATGGCTCGGGTATTTGCGACCGCCGGCTCCGGGAGCCCGGACAGCAGCAAACCGGCTGATCTCTCGTCTGTGCCCTTTTCCCGCACCTTCGACCAGGTCGGAGACCGGCGGTGATGCCCATACCTTGCATCAGCAAAGCCGATCTGGGCGTCACCGGTCCCGAGGTGAACCGTCCGTACATGGAACCCGGCGAGCAGGAAGCGTTCCTGGCGTTGGTCGACAGTGTCGCGCCGGCGCCGGAGGTCATGGTCGAGGTCGGCGTCAACATCGGGCTGACTGCAAAAGCGGTGCTGCAGCATGTCCCGTCCATCAGCCGATACATCGGCATTGACGTCGAGGCCGGCTATCGGTTCGAGGGCGCGTGGCAGCAGCACGACCGCCCGAAGGAACCCGGTCAACTGGTGAAAGACGACCCGCGCTTCCGGCTCATGTTGCGCGGCAAGGACGAGATGCCGCAGTCAGCCGATGTCGTATTCATCGATGGTGACCACGGCCCGCGCAACGTGCTGCAGGACAGCCTCTGGGCGGCCTCGGTCGTGAGACCTGGCGGGATGATCATCTGGCACGACTACCAGAACACGCCCGCGGAGGTGACCGGAGTTCTGGACCAGCTCCATGCCGAGGGGCGCGATCTCGTCCACATCACCGGCACGTCGCTGGTGTTCGAGCGGGTCGCGTGAAGCCGGTCCTGATCCGCGGGATGTGGGGTTTGGGAGACAACTGCTATGCGCGGCCGTTCGTGCGGGCGGCGGCGAAACAATACCAGGTCCATCTCGAAACGCCGTGGCCGGAGCTTTACGAGGACCTGGATATCAAGTTCGTGCTCGGCAAGCGTCGGCTGCGCACGCAGCTCAAGAACATCGCGCGGCAGCGCCCGGAACGTTGGTTGCGGCCATTGCCGATGCGCGAGGTCAAAGGCGTCTCCTACGGCAGCGACTTGATGACGGCCGTCTCGATTATCACAGCGCTCGAGCGGCGGTGGTATTCCGCGCTGCAGGTCGGCTTCGATCCGGCGCTGTTCGATCTGCCTGACATGGGACCGCCGCCATTGCGCGCCGAACGGCCGATCGCTGTGGTGCGGCCGGTCACGGTGCGCATGGAATGGCGCGGGGAGTCGCGCAATCCGCTGCCGGAATATGTCAACGCAATCGCTGCCGAGCTGATGGCGACGCACACCGTCGTCGCGGTCGCCGATCTTGAGCCGGGACAGGAATGGGCGGTCGGCGAGCTGCCGCCGGCGCACCATTACTTCGTCTATGGTGAACTCAGGGTGCGCCAGTTGCTCGCGCTGGTCCGCGAGGCCGATGTCGTCATCGGCGGCGTCGGCTGGATCGTGCCGGCGGGGCTGGCGCTGCGGACCAAGACCTTCGTGGTGCTGGGCGGCCACGGCGGACACAACGCGCCCGAGAAGATCACCGACCCGCGGCTCGACCTGAGCCGGCTCGGCTTTGCAATACCGGAGGCCTTCTGTCGATGCACGAACATGCTGCACAACTGCGACAAGCGGATCGCAGATCCGATCGGGCAGTTCCATCGCTGGTCGCGCAGTTTTCGGCTGGCCGCCTGACATGGTGGCCGCAGCTCGGCATCGGCCACTATCCGGTCGAGATCCCAGGGCCTTACGATCGTGAGTATTTTGATCGATATGCGCGCAATGCAGAAACCGACCTCGGGCGCGCGCTGATGCGGGCGCGCTGCGACTTTGTCGAGCAGCATTTCAGAGGAACGCTGGTCGACGTCGGCATCGGCTCGGGCGCGTTCATTGCGGCGCGGCGGGCCCGGAAAAGGACGACTTATGGCTGGGATGTCAACCCAACTGCACTCCTGTGGCTTGATGACAAGATGCTGCTGGTCGACCCGTATCTCATTCCGTTCGATGCGATGACGCTCTGGGACGTCCTCGAGCACATGGCGGACTTTCAGTCGCTGCTGGCCAATTGCCGCGAGTGGTTGTTCCTGTCGCTGCCGATCTTTCGCGACGCCGAGCATGCGCTGGGCTCGAAGCATTTCCGGCCAACAGAACATTATTGGCACTTCACCCGTGACGGGCTCCTGTTCGCGATGAAGGCCTGCGGCTTTGCACTGGTCTCTGAAAGCGCGGTCGAGACCGAGCTCGGCCGCGAGGATATCGGCACGTTTGCCTTCAAAAGGGAAACCTAAGTCAGTGATCACTGAACAAAGCCGCAAAGTGCTTTGGAGGGCATTGAATGCCCATCCTGGCAAACGCGGCCTGCAGGGATTGCAAGGCGATCCGGGACCGGCTGGTCCGCAGGGTCCGCCTGGGCCGGAGGGGCCGACTGGCCCCAGCACCGGCGACGGCCCACTCGTCAGGCAGCGCAAGCCGGAAATCGTCAGCCCGCTGATCCACGGCGATATGTTACTTGATGACGGCACGCTTACAGTTGCCCGTGATCCATCACAGTCGATGGAGGTGGCCACTAAACAGTATGTCGATCGCCGCGCCGTTCCCGGTGGCGGTGGGGGCGGTGGTGGCGACGGCGGTGATGAGACGGCGGGGCCGCCTGGACCTGAAGGGCCGCCTGGGCCGGAGGGGCCGCAAGGCGACCCCGGCGTTGCCGGTCCGCAAGGTCCGCAAGGCCTTCCAGGCATGCCCGGCGCCACCGGACCGCAAGGGCCGCAGGGCGACCCTGGCGCCACCGGAGCAACGGGCCCCAAGGGCGACACAGGAGCGACCGGCCCCGCTGGAGCCGACTCCACCGTTCCCGGCCCGCAAGGCCCGCAGGGTAATGCTGGTGCGACCGGCGCTACTGGCTTGCAGGGTCCAAAGGGTGACACAGGATTGACGGGCGCAACTGGCCCTGCCGGTGCGGACTCTACCGTCCCAGGTCCACAAGGTCCCGCTGGCTCTACTGGGTCACAAGGACCACAAGGTGTACCCGGTGCGACCGGATCGCAGGGGCCCAAGGGCGATACCGGGAACACCGGCCCACAGGGAATTCAAGGTGTTCCAGGCGCGACCGGGGCAACTGGGGCGCAAGGCCCGCAGGGCCCTGTCGGCGTGGCCACCGCCACCGCGCCGCTGGCGTTGGCCGGCACCACGCTGTCGCTCAATCTCGACGGCACGCTGCGGGTCAACAGCGGAAACCTCGGCATCGCCAACAACGTGGTGTTGCCTGGCAACGTCACGGTCCAGGGCAAGATTGTCGTTGGTGGTGCCTCCGGCAACGTGATCGGCGGGGACGTTTCTCTCGGCTCTACATGGCTCGGCATATACCAACTTGGAACGATTGTTTCGACGTCCCCTCGCGCGCGCGGCTTTCAGATCAGTCCAAACCTGGTTGCAGCTGCCGACAACGACCGTCTCGAAGGGCTGGTGGTCGGTCCAAGTTACACGCGCGGCGCCTTCACCGGAACGTCAGCTCATGCTATCACCATCGTCAGCGATCCAGACTATGCGCTCTACAGTGCAGGTGCCGGTAAGGTTGCCATCAACGACCTGCTCGACCTCTCGCTTCCGGCCGCTGGCCAGATCAAATTCCCGGCGACGCAAAATCAGTCGTCGAACGCCAATACCCTGGACCACTACGCGGAAGGACTCTGGACGCCTGTCATAGCCGGCACCACTACGCCCGGGGTGAACAGCTACGCAAACCAGGACGGCATCTACGTGAAGGTCGGCCAGATGGTCGTGGCGAGCTTTTTCGTCAAGCTGTCGGCCAAGGACGCGGCCATGGCGGGCATCGTGTGGATCACCGGGCTGCCGTTTGTGGCGGCGCCCAACCAGCGCCAGGGCTGCGGGGTGGCCGACTTCGGTGGGTTCGCCAATCCGAAGGTCTATGTGGCGGTGCAGCTGCAGGGCGCGCAGAACGCTATGCTCATCACGTTCGTTAACCCCGCGGGCGCGACCGACATCGGCTACCTGCCACCGTCAGAGCTGACCAACACGACCTGGATCGGCGGGACCATTTGCTATCGTGCTTCAGCATGAGGACATGACATGCCGATCACCTACGAAGAAACGTTCGCGCTGATGCAGGACCAGGCCTTCAAGGGGAGGGTGTTGGTCAGTTGCACCAAGTATGCGTCGTACATCGCCGACGAGCAGCCGAACGTGCCGGCGCATCCGACCCGCTACAAGTGGGCCATGCATACGCTGTCCAACCCGGAGGCCTCGAGTAATCAGGTCATGCCGACCGTGGTTTGGGATGCCGGCGTGCAGACCGACGGTGCCAACATCACCGATGCGGCGCTGCAGGGCGCGGTCGAAACCGCAGTGCAGAAGCTGATTTGACGATTTCCGATGGCCATCGATTATAGCGCACTGCTGTATGATCCGGTTTATGCGGAGATCGGCGTGCCGGCGACGATGACGACAGCTGGCGATACCGGAGTCAACATCACGGTCATCGATGACACGCGGCCGAAGGCGCTGCCGATCCTGACTGCGGCAACGGTTGCGGAAGTGCGCAGCGTCGGGCCGGGTGCCTTCGCTCGCATCTACGAGCTCGCCCAAAATGGCATCGCCCGGCCCGACTACGCCGACGCCGTCCTCGCCTTCAATGGCCGGACCTGGATCGTGCGTTCTTGGGAACTGCGTGGCAGCCCGATGGGCGAGGACTGGGGCGAGGTGCGTTTCTTGTTGAAAGAGTCCGCGCTGCCGTGACCGACGTCCGCGAGGACATCCTGGCGCGGCTGCTCGCGGTGGTCGCCAGCATTCCAAATATCCGATCGGCGCAACGCAACAACGTCGACATTCCGGAAGACCAGTTGCCGGCGGTGCTCGTCTTCGACGGCGACGAGGAAACCGATGACGCTTCCGACCTGTCGATGCGGCCCGCCAATCGGCCGACCGTGGTGCGTATGCAGCCCGAGATCGTCATCGCGGAGCAGGCCAATGAGGTTGGGTCGGACCTAACGACCTTGCGGCGGGAGTTGATCAAGCGGGTTCTGACCGACGCCGAACTCAACGAGCAGATCGTCAAGACCGGACGATTCGGTAACGGGGCGATCCGCTATCTCGGCTGCCAGACCGACCTCGGCTGGGGCCGCTCGCTGCAAGGGGCGTTGCGCGCTCAGTTCATGTTCAAGTATTCACTCAAAATAGAGGAGCTCTAAGGCCATGCCCGCATCCCCGAGCATTCAAAACTATCACATCGGCAAAGGTATCGTGTCCTTCAAGGAAGACGGCTCGTCAACCTTCGTCGATCTCGGCAACGCGCCATCGTTCGTGTGGACGCCGACGATCGAGAAGAAAGAGCACTTCTCATCGCGCGAGGGCGTCAAGGTGAAGGACTTCACCGCGATTACCCAGACCGGCGCCACCATCAAGATCACGCTCGATGAGATCAACGGAGAGAACCTCGCCATCTTTACGCTCGGCGAGAAGGGCACCGACACTGACGGCAACGTCACCATCTCGGCGTTCAAGAAGACCGAGGTCGCCGGGGTGTTCAGGGTTGTCGGTACCAATGATATCGGCCAACAAGTCGACTACGAAGGCCGTGCATCGGTCAATCCGTCCGGTGACTTCTCTTTTATCACTGACGCAGACGATTTCTCGACCTTGGAGATTGAGGCCGAGGTGCAGAAGGGTGACGCCGGTGATTTCGGCGTCTTCACCGTCCGCGATGAAAACGCCACGGCGTAAGGAGGAGCAATGGCTGACTTATTGGATATCGCGCCATCAACGGCCAGCGAGGCCGTTTGGATCGATAGCGTGCGGGTCACGGTGCGCGGCATCTCAGTCGATGCCATCGCGTCCATCATCGCGCGGTTCCCAGAGTTGAAATCGCTGATCAACGGCGGGGATATCGTCCCGCGCCTGATCGAGGGATGCGGCGCGGCGGTCGGGCCAATCATCGCCGCCGGCTGTGGGCATCTCGCCGACGAGAAATATGAGCAGCATGCGGCCAAGCTATTGCCCGCGCATCAAATGAAATTTCTCAAGGCCATTTTCGGGCTGACATTCCCAAACGGGATCGGCTCCTTCGTAGCGGAACTGACCGGCCTCATCGGCGGCGGGGCGGGCGAAGGAGCAAAGACCGTGAAGATGCGATTGAGGAAATCGCCCTCGCCGTCGTCGCCGTCATTGGGCGAGGCTTCCAGCCAGACGCTGCAATGAACCTGACGCCGCGCCAGATCGCAGCCTACCTCGAATTCGGCGAGAAGCTCGACCGCATGGAGCGGGCGAACGATCTCGCGATCACTGCCATCGGCGCGCAGGGCGACAAGAATGCGATCGAGAAGACGCTCAAGGAATTGGGCGGGTGATATTATTTGCCGCCTTTGCGTTCACTG